TCAGGGAAGAACAGTTCGGTGTCCATACCTTTGCAAGCTGCACGGGTTCGCCACTCTTGATTTTTTTCGTCGTATTCAGGGGCAGAGGGCAGAGTTACTTGATGTTCGTTCAACAGTAGTTCCTGTAGTTTCCAAGTGATGGGTACCAGGGTTGGCACCAATGGTCGTAATGGTCTAACGCAATGTAGGCGATGGCGAGTGCCACCTCCAAATTGGCTGCGTTGTTGTCGCGCACGTCGGCACGGCTGTGGCCGAGTTCGTTGGCGAGGTCACCCCAGATGATCCATTCGACTTGGGTGATGCCTAGCCCGCCTGACCCGTTGAGTCCGGCGATGCCTCGGGATTCGCCGTGGATGATGGTGTCGAGGGTGGGGAGCCATTCGGCAGGCCAGCCGATGCTGTGCGCGAGGGTGAGTAGCCTCGGGTATCGCGCATTGTCGATACCGGGAATCGTTGTGGTGCTAGTTGTGGAAGACGCAGGGGAGTCTTCTACCGCACTTGGGGCAATGATGTTTACAGGGTTTGTAACGTCCACAGGTGGGGCAGAGGTAGTCGTAGTTGCTTCCGTCGCGGGGAGCGTCCACACAGGTGCCGATGAGGGGATCGTCGTAGCCTGACCGCAACCCACGGTAAACATGGAGACCATGCTCACCAGCAGGGTAATAGGTTTCACGGTACGCCATAGCCGGCCTCGACTAACAGTTGGACTAATGAACTGAGTGTCATTATCGCATACTGTTCGCCGGGGTAGCTTTTACCACGCCGTTTCGCCACAAGTATCCCGTAGTCGGCTCCTGCGTTGAAGCGTTCCACTTCTGTTTCGGTGAGCCATTCAGACAGTTTCAGGGTCTGATGGTTCTTGCACTCCCAGACGAGTCCTGGTGTGCCCGTGATGTCACCCAAATCGTGGACTCCCGAGAGGGCACGACGTTCCGCATACGGGAACCCGAACTCGCGCAGGTAACGGACGATGTCTGTTTCAAACGCTGTGCCTTTGGCCTTGTTCTTAGACATGGGTCACCTCATCAAGTTCCCATCGGCGTTTCCCCGGTCGTGCCGCGCAGGTGTGGACTGGTTTGCCGATGATTTTGCGGTGGGTTGTGAGGCGTTGCCCGCAGACGGCGCAATGCCATTCTTTGGTGTCTTTGCCCATCGCTCAGAATGGTTCCTCGCTCGGGTCTGTCACGATGAGTGCGCCACGCAGCACAGGCTCGCCCCGCACAGGAGCGGACTCGCCGGCAGGTTCCCAACGCAACGAGATGCCAACATCGTCAGCAAGGATCTCGATGCGCTCACGCTCGTTACCTTCCTTGTCTTCGTACTTCTCGCGTTGCACCTTGCCGATCACCTGGACACGGGTGCCCTTACCAATCGACGCAGCAACATTCTCTGCGAGTTCCTTGAAACAGACAATATTCCACCATTGGGTGACTTTCTCGTCGCCCTTGTTGCGGGTGTCCGCAACAGAGAACTTGAGGATTGCCATACCGGCGTTGCTGTACTTCAGTTCGGGGTCGCGCCCCACGTTGCCTGTGACCGTGATGTTGTTCATGACAGTTGCTCCTTCAGGGTTTTGAACGACGCACGGAGGGCATCCATGTCGCCGAGGGTGACGTGGTTGAGGTTCACGCCGGCGTGTTGGGCGACCTCATCTTGTGACAGACCGTTGAGGTCACACGCTGCCTTGAATTTTCCGATGGTGGCCGGATCGACAAGTTCGTCGTCGGACACCTCGGGTGCTGGTGCAGCAGTCTTCTTCGCTGCGGTCTTCTTCACGGTCTTCTTGACGGGTGCGGGCTGTGCAGGTTCCTCACCGAGAGGAAGCTTTGACCATAGGTCGAGTGCCAGTCCGAAACGCATCGCGCCGTTACGGATCGCGTCCGACAACAGTTCTTTACCGATGTCTGGTTTGCGATCCTCGACAGAGCCGACACAGTATCGGCGGTGACCGCACACAGTCATCCAGAACCCTGCTTGCACCATGTTGCCGTGCTTCACACGGGCAGGCAGACCGCCCTCATCGAACGCGACCGGCTCGATAGTCCACAGCGGGTCGATCTCCAACAGCCATTGCGTGATACGCGCATGACCGATGAAGTCCAGGGTTGTGCCGCCCTTCGGCAGATGTTCGATGTACTTCGGGTCAGGTGACCCGTACTTGTCGAAGATGGTTGCCAGTTTGTCTTCCATTACTTGGTTCCTTTCGTTCGCATCACCCTGTAGGTGCTGCTGGTTTGGTATTGCTTGTGTAGATCGGGATGCTCCGAGGCGAACCGCTTCGCGTCGAAGGAGATCCGTGACTGTTGCTTCCATGTGACCACCTCCTGGCCGTCTACGGTGCCAACAGTAGCACCATCCATCGCTGCCGCCAAATTGGCTTTCAGCTCGTCCTCACGTTCGTTGAGTTCACGCTTCTCTGCCTGTACCTCGCGCAACTGGGCGATTACCGATGACAGATCGGTTAGATCAGCAACATGTTCGCTGACAGGCTTCGATGCGAAGTCGTTGTAGTTCGCCTGCCAATCATCGGGAAGGAACCCGACAGCGATGTTCCGGCAGAAATCTGCGACCGCTGCGATGTGCCGTCCACGATCTACCTCGGTGACGTACTGACGGTAGATCTTTAGATCGAGGGTGCTGTCGAACACGCCCCAGATCACCTCGTCGGTGTCGCAGCACAACGACTGCTGTACGCCTTGCCAATGCCAGTAGGCCGGCAGGGGGCCGTATCCGTCGCCGTAGTCGCCGTCAGGGTCGAACACACCGGAGTAGGTTTTGATTTCTACGATGGCGTCGGGTAGGAACGGGTTGTTGCCGATGTACCCGTCGAGGGTGGCGACCATTGACGCGCCGCGTTCTTGGAAGACGTACATGCGGTCAGGGTGGAACACTCGTTCGCCGATTTCGTCGCCAACCCAGTTCAGCAGGGTGGCTTCTAGGCGGTTGCCGCGTTCCATCGCACGGTTCGTTTCGGTGACCGTTGGTTCGTCGGCCAGCTTGTCGATGCCGAGGCCGTATTTCGTTTTGAAACGGTGCTCGCCGTGGACTGCTGCTGCGTCTGATGCGGACACGACCGGCCAGCCGGTGTCGTCCCGGTGGCGGAGCTTCAGCCATTCCATGCTGCCGTGCAGCGGTTTGATGATGGTTGCACCCATAGGTTCCTCCTGTGTAGCGGGTTGGCTACAGTATTACAGGAGGGTGTGACAGCGTGTCAAGTCTAAAAGTTCTCGTCAAACCAGTTGACCGGCAGGTGAGCTGCGAGCGAGTACACCGAGCAGACGTTCTCCAGCGGCACATGGGTGATCTCGCCGACGGTGTCAGGATCGTTCGGGATGCCGATAACGGACGACACGATCGTCAGGTGACCTTCTAAGCATTGAGGCCACACCCAGCCGACCGTCAACACATGGGTTTCTTGGGGGTCGTAGGTAGCGGTGTCGACCCAGCCACCCTCGCCACCCGATGCAGCGTCACGCCATTGACAAACGACAATCGGCCACGTCTCGTCGTCTTCGTCGTAGACAGATTCGCCCATCAGAACGGCTCGTACGGGATCAGTTTGCCGCCACACGCAGAGCATTTACGGCCACCAACAACGATGGCACCGCACCGCACGCACTCGTACACAGCCTCGCTCATTTCTTCCCCCTGTTGCGGGCACGGTTCTTCGATGCGTTCTCCAACACCATCCCACCGGATCGTGTATGCGACGCATCCTTACCGCCCTTGCCCATCACACCCTTCTCGCGACGGAACTTGGCGCGTTCCCGTTTCGCCTTCTTCTGAGACGGCTTCGACTGGAACTTTGTGTCGTACTCCGCTTTCTTACGTCGTGCTTCTGGGTTGTCCCGGTAGTACTTCGCGGAGCGTTTCGGCTTAGGAACCTTCGGTGGGGCCATAGTTATATAGTTTGCCACGCCAGAAGGTCTGTCCGTGGTGAATTGGGATCTGTTCGTACCAGAACTGGCCGTCGCCTTCCCCATACGACACGACAGCGAAACCTTGCTGCCAGTCCTCCACCACCGTCAACGGGCGACCGTCGAGGTCAATCCCGCCGCGAGTCGAAGGGACAGCCCCGTCCGTTCGGGCAAGGGTTCCAGGCGACGCCGCAAGGATCGTCTTGGGGCCATCCCAATCTTCACGGGTTTTCTCAGCCCACTCACGGCGATGGATATGACCGTAGATAACAGATACCTTG